GATTTAAGTGCCATCGGCATTATGCCAATAGTACCTGCCCCCCAGGTAGTAAAATTCGATGCCGGCACAGATGGCAGTGCCTTAACAGTAACTGACCTTATAGGAGATTCCTCTGCTAAGACAGGCCTCTATGCCTTTGACGGAGTAGATGATGTAATGCAATTAGGTACATTTGAGGCACTGGGCTCTGGCGGTGGATTTCCCGAAGCTTTATCCGCTTACGTTTCCACACGTAAGGATTTGCAGGGTTTCATCCACTTAGCAAGCTTAACCGAGAATGCCTTGGTTACTGAGAAGGATGCCATCAATGTTGATGACTCCTATGTTATGTTCTTTGCTGGTGGGGTTAATATAGTAGACCCAAGAACTGGGGTACAAAGGGTAATTAGCGAATTAGGGGATGTGTTTGGCATTGCGGGTTATTCAGAAGTTAAAGCAGGTCCCCAACGTTCATTCTCTGGTTACAACCGGGGTTTGGTTACTAATGCCTTAGGTTCTGGTAACAAAATGGGTGCCGCCGGTAACATTGCTGGTTTAAACCTGGTAGCTCAAAGACAAATAAACGTAGTAATAGATAGGAATAAGAAAACAGTTTTATGGGGTAGCTTTACGGGTCAAAAAGCCACTTCTAAGTTATCCTTTGCTAACGTAAGGAGATTCCACATCTACCTTAAAAAAGCTTTGGGCCCCGTACTGGAAACATTCCTGGAAGAGCCTACAGATATCGAAACCTTCAAGAAGATTTACCTGACAGTTAAGCCCTTCATGGACGACCAGGTATCTAAGAGGGCAATTTACTCTTACCGTTGGGAAGGTGACCAATTTGCTGATACCATTGACGATGTGGTAATAAACAAAAAGGCTGATCTGGATTTAGGTAAATACAAGGTACAGTTATTCTGTAAGGATATCGTTTCCATGCAGGAGTTCTCTATCGATATAGTAATTACCCCATCTTCAGTAAGCTTTGAAGATGCCGTTGCTATAACAAACCAATAATTACTAACATATAAACTAAACATACTATGCCTGCAAAAGTTCAAAACCCCCGGAAACAATTCCAGTTCCGGATTATCATACCGGGGATGAACCCCTTCTTAGCTCAGGAAGTAAAATTACCCGACATAGACTTTGATTCTACCGAGCATGGAGATACAGGGTATATGGTTAAGACTGCGGGTATGAAAAAAATAGGTCAGCTTTCTGTAACCAAGATCTGCCCTGCTGATACTTTGGATGTTACGATGAGGGTATGGAGCAAACAGATAATGGATACAACCATCGGTGGTGGAGTTCCCCCACAGGTTTATAAAAAACCAATCCTGGTGGAAGAACTGGGTAACGATGGAGTTTCTGTAATTGAAAGACACACCTACTCGGGTTGCTGGCCACAAAAAATTAACGGCAAGGATTTGAGCAGGAAGTCTTCTGAGAACACTGTAGAAAGCATCGAGTTTTCTGTAGATGAGGAAGACTAATATAATTGAAAGAAGCTATTTAATAAGGGTGAAACAAATAACAGGGCTAAGGATAACTTCTTTAGCCCTTTTAGTTTAAACCAACAAAACAAATACCAATGCAAGCAGTAAAGAATGAATTTACCCAACAGGTTTTCTTGGGAGAGGAAACCACATTCACACTACCAAGTGGGAATGAGATTAAAGCACGTGAAACCAATGGCGATGATGATGAGACCCTATCCAATGCTTCAGCTGCGGGTGAAGGAGCTAACATCATAAACTTCTTGGCCAGTGTAGTTACCCATGACAAATCCCTGGGCCGTAAACCAACAGTAGAGGATATAGTGGATTGGCCACTGGGTGATAAATACTATGCCATCTATAAAATCAGAATCCACAACCACGGTTCTGAGTTGGTGTTTAAGGAGAAATCCTCTAAAGGAGTAGAGGTTGATTTCACCCAGGATTTAAAGGAGTTTGACTTCTTTACCCCAGACCCCACTAACCCATCCAAAAAACCTTCTGGGCAAGAGGCTAAACCATATCCTAAGGGTATGCAAAGAGAAGTTGAATTCTCTACTTCTAGAGGGAACCTTTTTAAATTTAAGATTCTCAATAGCGTATTAGAAAGTAAGCAACTAGCGTCTACTGCAGATATCACTAAGAATACCCCTTTAACTTTAAGGGAGCTAAAAAGATTAAATAATGGACAATGGGAATTAGTTACCTACTTTGGTATATTCCCCTCAAAGGAGATGTCAGAAATAAGGTCTGCGGTAGAGAAGCTTGACCCGGTATTTGACCCCACCGTATTTATTACATTTCCGGATGGAGAGCAAAGGGCCATATCTTTACTTGCTATTCCAACTTTTTATTTCCCGGAGGCTCAGATATAGACGTAGACTGGGCCTACGTTAGTACCTCCGGGTTAAAGATAGAGTATCTTACCTTCAGATTACTGCCCAGGTCAAGAAGGAAAAAACTCATACACATAGCTCAGCTCATTGAAAAAGAAAGGAATAAAGCGATAGAGCAGATAGGACCATTGGCCGCTTTATTTTCAATTTTTAGATAATGTTTGGATTAGGTTCAAATACCCAGTTGGGAATAGGTATTGCAATTAAGTTGCACGACCAATTTTCCCAACAGGCCCAACAAATCAACAACCAGCTGCTGAAGTTAAGGAAGAACTCACAAGGTGCCTTGATTTCAGCAGCTCAGTCGTATAGGAACCAAGCAGCATCCATTGCTGCTGGTGCGGGAGCTGTGTCCTTTGCTATGTTCAAGGCTGCCCAAGATGGGGCTGAGTTCCAGCACAAAATAAACCAATCCTTCATCATCGGGGGTAAAGGTTTAGGAAAGAGCCGTAAAGAACTAGAAGATTATACATTAAACTTATCCAAACAATTCTCCATTGCCCCTACCGCCATTGCTAACTCCATGTTAGAAAATACCAAGGCGGGTGTAAGGGATAACCTTGAAGAGATTACTAAATACCAAATGGCTGCTGCCACTGCAGCCGGGGAACCCATTGAAGTAGTATCTGAAGCTTTACTTGCCGCCCAACACGGTTATAGCATAGCAGCTAAAGACTTCTCCTTTGTAGCTAATACCATGGTTGCTGCAGCCAATGCTTCTATGTCCTCATTACAGGACTTAGGGGTAGGCATGGAATATGCAGCCTTCACTGCTAAACGATTAAAGGTACCATTCCAGGACCTTAACGTCATGTTAGCAATGATTAGCCAAAAGGGTATTAGGGGTTCATCAGCAGGTACAGGTATCAGTAACTTCTTGGTTGAGATGTCAAAGGCCTTAGGACCTTTTGCTACTAAGAGACAAGTTGCTGCCTTTAAAATGCTGGGCCTTGATAGAGGTAAGATGGCTGAGCTGGTTAACTCCGGTAGGTCATTAGAGGCTATTATGGCGGTAGAAAAATCAACAACCGGTATGGCACCTACTAACAAAGTAGGTATACTTAATGCTCTATTCAACCGAAGAGGTGATAGGGGCTTGGCTGCTGTACTGGAAGGATTATTCGTTAATCCCAACGCTAGGAAAACTTTCTCACAAATATATAATGAAGTATATGCTGGTCACCGGGATAACATAGCAATCAAGCAGGCTGATGCAATGATGGGAGACCTACACTCACAGATGATTCTGGCCTCCAATGCTATGTTCCGAGTGAAGAACGCTATAACCCATGCCATGACCCCAGTCCTATCCTTCATGATAAGAGCCTTTATAAAGGTGGCCAACCTGGTAACTAGGATTGCTGAAAGTCCTATTGGTAAAATATTCTTCAGCTTAGTTGCGGTATTAGCCCCATTCGTTGCTATCATGTTTGCCTTCAGGGCAGCAGTAATAACAGCCACACTGGCCTTGAGGACAATCGGGGTACAAAGCGGAGTAGGTGGCTTTAGGGGAATAATGGGTGGCTTATTGGGTAACATGGGTAGTACCATGTTAATGGGAGCGTCCCGGGGTGCAATAGCAAGGAATGCCGCTGGTAGGTTGTATGTTGCTGCAGGTAATACAGTTAACATTGCGGGTAAGTTATATAAGGGTGGACAAATGTTACCCAAGGGTATGAGTGCTGGTAGTATGCTTATTAACGGTGCAGGCTTAGGAGCTACTGCTGCTGGATTAGCCGGTGGGGGTGCTGGTGCTGCCGGAGCTGCTGCTACTGCAGGTAGCTGGGCTTCAAGAGCTTTACCATGGGTTGCTAGAATAGGGGGAACAGTATTAAGGTTCTTACCATACCTTGGGGCTGCATACACAATCTACGAAGTTGTTAAAGGTATATACGACTTAAACAGAGAAGAGAAGACTAAAAAAGAACTTGACCCAGTAATGAGGGCATACTACCGACAGTTAGACCAACAGTTCTTAGGATATACCCAGACACCCGGGTTCTACAATGAAAACCAGATGTCTATGTTGGAGAAATTACAGGGCTCTGGAAAAGGTGCAAGCCTACAACAACAAATTAATATAAACGTTGATGGTAGACAAGCAATGGCTCAAGTGATACCCCAGATAATCAACGATGATATGAATACCCAACTTAATTACGACATACCCGGATAACAATGGCAGACAATCAAGTAAATCCCCCCGGTAGGAAAATAAACTTTAAGTATGCCCAGGGGACAGACATAAATGACTTCCAAAAACCAAACCAACCCTACCTGGTTGATTTGATTACTTTGGAGAAGTTGTTCCTTCAAACTATCCCAGTTGAGATAGAAGTTAATGCTGAAACCAATTGGGTTGCATTAGCAGCACCCGGTAGGAATAACCCTAACTATCAATTCTCCGGCTCAGAAGATAGCCTGGAATTTGATATTACCTGGTATGCTAACACCGAAGGCAAGGACGATGTGCTAAAGAAATGCAAATGGTTACAGAGCTTAGCTAAGAACGATGGGTATGACAACCCCCCACACCCCATTAAGTTCGTATTTGGGGATTTGTTCAAGTCAGCTAAGTGGATAGTATTCCATGCCCCTTACAAGCTGGGTATGTTTGATAGGAGTAAAGGTATGCTGCCCGGACTAGCTACCCAACACGTGGTTCTTAAAAGGGTAACAGAAACCAATATGTCACGGACTGAATTTTTAAAACTTGACACATGACAAAGGTAACCCCTCTTATACCGGATGATATATCACTAAGAGAAAATAACCCCTACTCAATAGGTACAATCTTCCTATTCGATGAGGGGGATTTTTTGTTAGATAGAGAACCAGCTAAGTTTACTAAGTCCGCCAGAGATAGATACTACACAGTGGAGAATGATAAGGACTTACTAGATATAGCCTTTGAAGCCTACGGGGATGCCAAATGGTGGTGGTTGATATATGATGCTAACCCCGATTTAGGTAACCCTTTTGATTTAGCAGTAGGCAAGACACTATTAATACCCGACTTAATCAAAGCTAAAGTAACAGCCTTAGACGTATGATAAAAAATGGGTTTTCAAGCATATTCGTAAGGGTATTCTATAACAACCTGGAATTAACGGACCAGGTTGAAAGGATGTCCTATGTAATGGATGAAGAGGATGACGACCTCTTAGATATAACTATACAAACTAGAGACCGCCATGCAGCAGATAGGCCTGAGTTTCAAGAGGGTGCTGAGCTCCATGTTATTTGGGGTTACATAAAAGGAGATACTGCCGAGAAAAGAAAGGTATGGATTAGGGAGGCTAAGGCGAGTTATAAAACAGAGATAATAGAAATTGTCCTAACCTGTACTGAGAAGGCCACTGAACTAAAGAGCTCTACGGACAATGCTGTATATAAGAATAAAAACTTTGCCCAGGTAGTAAAGGACAAGGCAGACAAACACGGATTAAAGGCTGAGATTGAAACCGACGATATAGATATAAACCTTAAGGTAGAACTTAAGAGGGATAAATATGGTTTTACCAATGAGACTTTAGATGAAGTATTAAAAAGGGAAACAGCTATTAAAATCCAGAAACAGTTTGATGAGCAGCAGAAATTGGCAAGTACCCCGGAAGGTCGTAAAAAACTATCAGTACAACTTCACGAAACTTTGGCCAGTGCAACCTGGACTAAAGAAATAGAAGAGAAGAAACAAATGAAGGAGGAATACCAAAAAACCTACAGAGACAGTAGGGGTAATCCTATGCCTTTAAGCGATGCCCAATTGGATATGATGTACAAGGCAAAGAAGATGGTTGAGGCCATGGGTGTCATGAAGAGTTCTCCCCAAGCTAATAAAAGTGATAAAGCCTATTTGAATGACCTGGGTAGCAGAGAGAAGTCAGGGCCTTATATGGTAGAATCAAGGGATGATAGGTTAATTATTAAGCGTAGAGATTTTAACCAGCCCCCTTATAGGAGCTACGAATATGGTGGACCAACTGGGGAACTACTGGACTTTACACCAGAATCTAAAACTCGTACCAAGGCAGGAGCTTCTAATGCCATGGGCTTTGGAGGTTGGAATCCCTTAAGTAAGACTGCCTTCAATGGAGTAGCAGATGGGGATGGGGATCCGGTATTAGCTAAGTGGACCAACGCCTTGAAGTTTTATAAAGCTCAGGTAGAAAAGGGTTATGGTGATGCTATCCTTACTCCGGAGAAAAGAGTTACTGTGGATAGAAGGACATTCGGCTCAGTACCCAAACAAAAGACTGCTGATAATACGGGGAGAGCAACACCATACAATAGCCCAACGGTTAAGGACAATGCCTACCAAAGCAATGACCTCCTAAGAGCGGGTGTAATGCAGTATGACATCCGGGTTAAAGATCACGTTAAGGCATTGGAGGCAGCCATCAAGGATAGAACAGAAACCAAGGATTTAAGGACAAGGCAATTATACAATGCTCTGGGTATAAACCCAGAAGAGGCGTTTAACCAAGCTAATGGTTTAAGGAAGAATTCAGAACTTAATAGGAACCCAGCATCAGCTACTGTATGGGGTGACCCCAACATCAAGACGGGTATGATTATTACCTTCTTAGGAGTAGGGAAAAAACACGCAGGGAACTATTATGTAAAAAGGGTAACCCATACTGTTGATAGGTCAAGTGGTTATATTACTGACATGGAATTTGTAAGGCAAGGTAGCAACATACAAACACCCGAGGCTAAGTCTCAAGCTAAGGGGAATCAAAAGGTTAATAACGTAGTGGGCCCCACTAAATCACAACAACACGCTAAATCTTTAAAGACCATAACCAATGGCGGCAATAAGAAAGGCTAGGCAGAAGAATCCACTCATTGCTATGATACAGCAAATGATTAACCTGGGGTGGGAGAACTTCGGAAAATACTACTCCTGCTACAGGGCTTTCGTAGCTGATGTGGATGACCCAGAGAATTTACAAAGGATTAAACTTATCATACCCCAAGTCACGGGGGACCAAATACACGACTACTGGGCATTTCCTAAAGGAGTATTTTATGGCCCAGGTTATGGACAGCAAGTAGTTCCCAATAAGGGAGATATGGTATGGGTTGAGTTTGAGGGGGGACAACCAGAAATACCCATTTGGTCTCACGGCCACCCCGCAAGGAAAGAGATGCCAAAAGATGAGCAATTAAAGGATAAAAATGCCTATTGGTTTATTACTCCCAAGGGCCATAAGGTAATCCTCAACGATACTAAAAATACAATACAAATAGAAAGCCGAGGAGGAGATAGTGTATTAATTACCGAGCAGTCAGTATCATTAGTTACCAAAAAACAAATCAGTTTAGGTACTAAAGATAAATCGGAGTACAAGGCAGTATTAGGAGAAGAACTAGTAAGTGCATTAAAGGACATGCAGAAATTTACACAGGATTTCTCTACTGCACTAGGAACGGACATAAAGAGTTCAGCTGGTACAGCCTTTTTAAAATACTCTGCAATGGCTGCTGCTAATCCCGGACTATCATCATTGGCAAAAGGTATTACAGCTAAGCTGGATAAAATATTATCTAACAAGGTAACCCTGGATAAATAATGGGCTTTAAAGCAAGCGAGGTACAGGACTTCATAGGAAAGGGCATAACATTACCCCTACAATTAGAGGGCGGTAAAACCCCATTAAAAAGTGGCTTTGATTTAATCAGAGCCTCTATAGTGATGGTACTGTCCTGGCCCTATGCTACTCGGTTCTTCATAAAACAATTTGGTAGTAGGTTAGAGGAATTATTAGAAGAACCTAATGACGATGTATTATTCAGCCTAGTAGAAACCTTCGTTATTGATAGCCTTAAGGAATGGGAGCCCCGAGTAGAGTTAACTGGATTAGAAATAACCCGAAATGACCTTGGGGGTATTAAACTACTTATAACTTATAGGGTACTATCTATCCAACAAGAGGATACATTTATATTTCCGTTTTACACTCAAATAGCAGTATAATGAATTTAACTCAGGATTGGGTGGGCTACCTTGATAGGTCTTACGAACAAATCAAGAAAAGCCTTTTAAATAAACTTACCACTAATGCACCGGAGATAACAGACTTATCTGAGTCTAATCCCCTTATCGTGTTAATGTCAGCCTTTGCGGGTGTTGGAGAGATGCTTAACCTTTATGTAGACTCCAATGCTAAGGAGGCCTTTCTTGCCACATGCCGGAGGTATGCTTCTGGTGTTAAGTTAACCAAACTAATAGATTATAAAGTAAAGGCCAGGAACCCATCCTCTGCTAATATCCTTTTTAGCTTAGTAGATGCAGATGGTAAATTAGCTACAACCAATGCGCCAATTACTATACCCCAACTTAGTGTAATAACTCCGGAGAACTCAACTACGGAGTTTTTGCTTTTGGGAGACGTAACCATACCAGCAAACGTACCCACTGCCTATGGTGTTGCCCAGCAATATGAGGAATTTTTGAACGTGGTAATAGGGGTATCGGATGGTTCAGCAAATCAAAAGTTCCCCCTACCCGACAAATATGTAGATGGTAGTTTGAAGATAACCATTGGTGCCGATGACTGGGTATACTATAGTTCATTCGGTTTAATGGGACCAACAACAAAAGGATTTACAGTTGACATAGAAGAGGATGGTATAGCTTATGTAATATTTGGTGATGGTACAAACGGATCAATCCCCGGCAATGGTTCAACAGTCTATGGAGATTATAGAGAATGTGAAGGAGCCTCGGCTAACTATCCACCCGGGTCATTAGTATTATTAAGCAATCCCCCAGCTCTACCTTTGGGGCTTAGTTTAGTAGTAAGCAACCCAGATTACTCTTCAGGTGGAACCAACTTCGAAACCTTAGCTGATATTAAAAACCATGCACCTCGTAGTATAAGGACATTAGAAAGGGCAGTAACCCGGCAGGATTACATAGATCTGGCAATGTTAGTTTTGGGAGTAGGTGCAGCAGAGGTAGATTACAGTTGTGGTAAATATGTAGATGTATATGTTGCTCCAACAACAAGGGGTATTGCTACACCGGTATTAACCCAAGCGGTAGAGGATTATCTAAACCCAAGGAAGATGGTTACAACCCAAGTAGATGTAAAGCCTGCTGGTGTAACTAGAACCTGGATAAAAGCAAAGGTAACGGGTAACCCATTATACACTCAAAAACAAATCCAATCGGATTTACTTGAGGCCCTGGACCAAGCATTTGGCACGGGCAATATGAAGATTAATAAAAGGGTATCTATTACTGATGTTATCGTAGTAGCCGAGAGCCTTAAGAGTATTGACACCTTTGAGGTAGAACAAGTAAAGGTAGAACCTTATGCCAGGCCAACAGGTAACACAGTAACTCCTTTAAGCATTACATGGGGTTTACCAAACACTACCCAGAAGTTTAGTTATAAGCTGGTATATAAATCAGCCACCAATAACTTTGAACTTTATAAGGCCGGTATATTCATGCAGACTATAAACATAGGTGCTGCATTCAACGACGCTGGGTTAATAAACTTTACTATAAATGCCGGGGCATACTCTAACAACGATAGCTGGGAATTTACAATCTTCCCAACCTATCCAGAAATATTCCCCACAACCATTATAAGCATAGACGATTTCAGTGCGGCCATTATAGATGTTAGCCCATTTATTGATGATAATACACCCCGTACCATTTTCTCACAGTTCACCTACGTAACTCAATAAGATGGATTTTAGAGATTGGTTTTTTAGGCAATTCCCCGAGTACCATCAGGTAAACGACTCTTACAAGGACATTAATGGTGAGGGTTTATTACAAAGGTACCTACGGGGTTTTGGCGTAGAATTAGATGAAGAGTTTATACCTTACATAGATAGCTTCATCGACATCATCGACTTGGAGAAATGCGACGATAAGTTCTTACCTTTAATTGCCTACCTGTTGGGTAGCCCCCCAAACATGGATGGCACTTATGCAACATATAGGAAGCTCCTTTTGTATGCTATAGCTTTATATAAGGTTAAGGGTACAATACAAGCTTATAATATTATTGCCAACATATTGGGTATGAGTATAACCATCCAAGAGGCTATCCCCGCAAAAAAGATAACCTACGATGATGACTCTAATCCCCATTACGATGAAGGCTTTATCTATGACTCTACCTGCGATAATTGCTCTGACTATACTATAGTATATACCGGAGCAGTACCACAGGAGACCTTAGATGCCTTTGATAAAATAAGACCATTCATAGAACCTATTAATGCTCACTTTGCAGGATTTGTTCCGGCTTAAACAAAATAACCATGTCCCAACAAAGATTAAGAAATTACAAACATGCCATCCTTAGTTTTGAGCATAACCTCTTTAACTTCGGATTACATACCCCGGGAAGATACGTAGGGTTTGACACATTGGTACCCATAGCAGGCCAACCCCTACAATTTAAAGTAGGACACTCAGCTACAGGCTTTACCTATAAGGACCAGGTTAATACAGCTAAAGGTCCCATCGGGGTTTGTATGAGTGCACAGGGGGTATTAATACAAGAGGATGCCGAAGTAGGTGGACCCCTTACTATTGAAACTAATGCGGGTAATGCAGAGACCCGGTATGACCTGGTGGTACTAAATCACCAATTTACTGTTGTAGATGGTGGGGCAGATGCAACCTATTCTATAATTAAAGGACCAGTAGGAAGTCCTACCAAACCAGTACTTGCCGATCCATTAACACAAATCGCCGTGGGTGTACTTGAGATACCAGCAGGTGCAGTGGATGTTAGCTTTTGCACATACCATAAAGCTAAGTGCCCAGACAGTGGGGATGGGGAGGATGCAAGGTTAGATTCACCCAATATTTTTGGATATGTTCAGCAAGAGAACTTAGGTACCAAAAGGGTAGCTCCTACCAATACCGGAGTAAGTGGTGCAATTACATATAACCTTTGGGCACTGGAGAATAATGGCAATGCCTTTGAGATATTACCCGCAGCCAACACAACAGTTGAGGGTTTAAGAATCAAGGACGTACCCCTACAACAGGGCACACGTATCTCCATATTTATAAATGACAAAGTCACTTTAAGAGAAGCGACTGTATTCAATGCAACTAACTACTTTACTGCGGGCTACAGACCCCTTAAAATTAATTCGGGTTTAGGTAATACATCGGTAGTATCTGCCGGTGGTTCCACCTTTGGTATTAAACCCACAACCGGGCAAATCTGGGAAATAGGTTTAATATTTTATGCAGGAGCCTGGAACGTATCATATATAGGTGGAGCTGCACCAGCTACCGGATTAAGCAGGGGTGATATTGTTTGGTGGTATGGAGATGTTAATGCCAACTTCGATGATACTGGTTTAGGTATTAACTTAAAGAATGGTACTGCCTTATGTAATGGTAATAATAATAC